TTCCCCAGCGGACGCCGACAGGCCGACGCCTGGACCGACCTCGACCTCGAGCTGCTGCTCTTCGGTGCCAAGCGCTGTCCGCTCTGCGACCGCAAGCTGCCGGCGTCGACCGACTTCTACGTCCGTGACGCAGCCGAGCGCGATGGACTCTCGCGGACATGCAAAGAGTGCCGCAACCGACGTGGTCGCGAGCGCTACGCCGAACGCGTCTGCCCAAGTGAGCTGCGTGCCTAAGCCGCGCCAACACCCGCCGCGCTCGGTCTTCTCTGCTCATGTCGAGGCAGCGCGGCCGACGCGGCGGATTCTGCGTGAGAGAGCGCTCTGCGTCGCCTGTGGCTGCGTGCTCGCATCTGACAACCGCGGTCCACTGTGCAGCCCGTGCCAGCGCCGCGACGAATACGATCCGCGCCTCGACGGCGCGTTCCCGCGGCTACTGGCCGAGTACATGGCGAGCCGCGTAGGCGGGCGCGCCGACCCGGTGCGTCACTTCAACATGCCGGCAGATGCTCGCGTCGCGGTCTGGAAGCACATCCAGAAGATGCGCCGCGACGGCTGGGTGATAGATGGCTGCCCGCCGCCGCGTGGGGGCTACATCGTCCACCGTGCGCCGCCGGGTACGAAGCGGCGCCGCTCCAGTGAGAGGATGTGAGCATGGCCGAGAAGAAGAAACGCGGTCCCGGCAGACCCACCAAGTACAACGCCGCGCTCGGCACGCGCATCTGCAAGCGCGTCGCCAACGGCGAGACCTTGCGCGAGATCGCAGAGACGCCCGGCATGCCGTGTGAATCGACCATCAGGCTGTGGGCCGTGAAGCTGCCTGGGTTCTCGGAGGAATACGCACGGGCTCGCGAACTACAGGCCGACGCGATGGCCGACGAAGCCATCGCCGTGGCGCGTCGCAAGGGCAACAACCCGATCGGCGACCGGCTCCTGGTCGATACGCTCAAGTGGGCCGCGTCCAAGCTCAAGCCGCGCAGCTACTCCGACCGCGTGCAGGTCGAGCACCAGGGCGAACAGAAGGTGCAGGTCGTTGTCACCTACCAGGACGATCCACCTCCGGCTGAATAGGCTTCACCCGGCCCAGCAGCAGGTATATGACGAGCGCCGCCGGTTCAACGTGCTCTGCGCCGGGCGGCGTCTCGGCAAATCGCGCTTCGGCATCCGCCTCTCCGCCGACACAGCGCTGACCGGCAAGCCTGTGGGGTGGTACTCGCCCACCTACAAGATGCTGGCCGAGCTGTGGCGCGAGACGCGCGCGACGCTCGCCCCGGTCACGACCCAGAAGAATGAACAGGAGAAACGCCTCGAGCTCATCACCGGCGGCGTGATCGAGTTCTGGTCGCTGGACGCGCCGGAGACGAGTCGCGGACGCCGCTACGCTCGCGTCATCGTCGATGAGGCCGCCATGGTCAGTGACCTCGCCGAAGTGTGGGACATGGTGATACGCCCGACGCTCATCGACTACGCAGGCGACGCGTGGTTCCTCTCGACGCCGAAGGGCCGTGACGACTTCGCCGCGATGTACGACCTCGGGCAGAGTGACGACCATCCCGACTGGGCGAGCTGGCGCTTCGCATCGACCGCCAACCCCTACCTGCCCGCCGACGAACTGGATGCGCTGCGCTCGACGATGACGAGCCGAGCCTATGAGCAGGAGATCGAGGCGCGCTTCATCGACGAGCTCACCGATGCACTCTGGAGCAACGCGCTCATCGACGGCCACCGCGTCGCGAGGCCGCCTGAGATGCGCCGCGTCGTGGTCGCTATCGACCCAGCCGTGAGCGCGAGCGCCGACTCTGACGAGACTGGCATCGTCGCGGCCGGCCTCGGCGTCGACGACCATGCCTATGTACTGGCCGACGCATCCGGCCGCTATTCGCCGCTCGGCTGGGCTAGCAAGGCGATCGCCCAGTACGATGTGCTCGGCGCCGACCGCGTCATCGGCGAGGTGAACAACGGCGGCGACCTCATCAGGAGCAACCTGCGGGCGGTGCGGGCCACCGTGCCGTACAAGGCGGTGCGCGCCAGCCGCGGCAAGGCGACGCGGGCCGAGCCGGTCGCGGCGATGTACGAACAGGGGCGCGTGCATCACGTCGGCGTCTTCCCAGAGCTGGAGCTGCAGATGACGACCTGGAGCCCGCAGGACGACAAGACCTCGCCCGACCGAGTCGACGCGCTCGTCTGGGCGCTCTCAGAACTGATGGTGAAGCGCACGCAGCGCGCCGCCGTCTCTGTGCAGGGATGAATGGTAACGACCCACGCCGGTGGGAGAGGGAGACTTACGCCGTGGCCGCACCCCAAACAGACCTCGCGCGTGCCTTCGCGGCGCTGAGCGCGAAGCGTTCGCGTATCGACAGACTGTTCGCCTACTACGACGGCGAGCAGCCGCTACGCTACTCGACCGCGCGCCTGCAACAGGCGTTCGCGCGCATCGACGCCAAGTTCAGCGAGAACTGGTGCGCGACCGTGGTCGATTCGCTGGTCGACCGGCTCGCGCTGACCGGCTTCGCGTTGCGCACCGATCAGGCCGCTCAAGACGTGCTCGACACGATCTGGCAGCAGGAGCACCTTGAGATCGAGACCGACGACGTGGCCGAGGACGTGGCCGTCTGCGGCGAGAGCTTCGTGATAGTCGGCCGCGATGAGGACGGACTGACCCGCGTCGTCCACAACGACCCGCGCGTCTGCACGGTCGCCTATGACAAGTCAAACCCGCGCGCGCCGGCCTTCGCTGCGAAGTGGTATGACGAGGGCGGGCAGCGTCACCTGACGCTCTACTACACCGACCGCCTCGAGCACTACGTGTCGCGCGGCGCGACCGAGCAGGTGCAGAGCGCGTCCGGGTTCACGCTCGAGGATGAGCAAGCCAACGACACCGGGCGCATCCCGGTGTTCCACGTCCGCAGCCGCGTGCGGCGCATCTACGGCGAGCTGCAGAACGCGACCGAGCCACAGGACGCGGTCAACAAGCTCATCGCCGACATGATGGTCGCGGCCGAGTTCGGGGCCTTCAAACAGCGCTACATCATCTCGCAGGCCGACGTATCCCAGCTGCGCAACGCGCCGAACGAGATCTGGTCGATCCCAGCCGGAGACGGCGACGGTTCGGAGTCGACGCAGGTCGGAGAGTTCAGTGCGACCGAGCTGGCCAACTTCACGCAGGCAGTCGATCACTGGGCCAACGCCATGGCGCGCATCACGCGCACTCCGGCGCATTACTTCTTCGCCCAGGGCGGCAACATCTCAGGCGACGCGCTCGTGGCGATGGAGACGCCGCTCGCGCGCAAGGCTGCGAAGTATCAGGAGCGTCTTGGTGCCTGCTGGCGCGACGTGGCCTCCTACGCGCTCGCGCTCAACGGGCGCGATGTACCGGCGCACGAGATCGAGTGCGTGTGGGAAGACGTGCGCACCGTGCAGCCCGCCGCCGAGGCTGATGTGGTCGGTAGGCTCGTCGCAGCCGGTGTCCCGCTCAAGACCGCGCTCAGGCGCGGCGGCTGGACGGAAGGCGACCTCTCCATGCTTGACGAGGACAAGGCTGCCGAGAGTGCATCGCAGGCGAGTCTTGCACAGGAGATGCTCAACCGGGCGCGGGCGCAGTTCGACGCCGGGCGGACGAATCCACTGGCAGGCTGAGATGCCGCTCAACTCGACCTCCTGCCCCGGCAAGCACTTCCCGCTGGCCGCGATGAAGGAGGCGTGAGATGACGTATTGGATAGGAAGTGATGGCTGATGGCCTGGTCCAAGGACGCTTACACCACGGACACCCCGAGCGCTGACCTCTCAGACTACTCGACCATCACGAGGGCGGTCTGATGGCGGCGCTGGCGCCGTCGTGCTCCATCCTGCGCACGTCGGACGGTACCATCGGCAATAACACCGACGTCTATCCGTCGCTTACGAAGTCGGCGACCGTCGAGTGGGATACGGACGGCTTCTTCGACTCGGGCTCGCCGGCCGGCATCACCATCCCTGTCGCCGGCGTCTACCTGCTGGACCTGTCGTTCTGTTGGGCAGCCAACGCTGCCGGCTGGCGCTCTATCGGCATCGTGGTCGGCGACGACCTCGTCGCGCACGAGCGCATCCCCTCGCCGGGCAACGTGCTGTGCATGCAGCAGGTGTCGTGCATGCGCGAGCTCGCCGCCAACGACGTCGTGAAGATGTACTGCCGCCAGACGAGCGTCGGCAATCTCTCCATGAACGCAACCGCCTACGCGCCGCGCCTGGCGGCGACCTGGCTCTGCCCCACGGGAGTCATGCCGGTTGACATGATGGGAGGTGTATCGGCATGAGGCTCATCAAGTCAGGGGCCAGTGGGCTCACGACCTACTGGGTGCTCAGGGACGCCACGACGCACCTCCCCAAGACGGACGTGGACATCACCGACATCGACACCTACTACCAAGAGGAGGGTGCAGCTCAGTCAGCCAAGACCGACCTCACCGCGCTGGCCGCCGCAGACTCAGCGTTCAGCGCCGGCAAGGGCTACCACTGCGGCAACGGCCTCTACCGTATCGACTTCCACTCCGACGCCTTCGACGGCGCTGTCGGGACAGAGGTCGTGCTGGTTGTCGCGGCTGAGGGCTGCGACACGCTGTATCAGCGCATCCTCATCGCACCGACTGTGAACACGGCCTACATCAGCGGCTCCGCGCCGGCGATCCCGAGCGCCGCAAGCATCGCCGACGCGGTCTGGGACGAGGACATCTCCGGTCACGACGATGAAGGCTCGGCTGGGGAGGCGCTGGCAGCCGCAAGCACGGGCGGCGACCCCTGGGCGACGGAGCTGCCCGGTTCTTACGGAGACGGCACGGCGGGCAAGATTCTCGGCACCAACCTCAACGCCAAGGTCGACAGCCGGCTGGCGGCTGCGTCCTACGCAGCGCCGCCGTCAGCATCCGACAACGCGGCCGCCGTCTGGGGCGCGGCGACCCGTGCCCTGACCGACAAGGCAGGATTCACCCTGCACTCCGATTACAACGCCGCCAAGACCGCCGCCCAGGCGGGCGACGCGATGAAGGTCTCGGTCGGCACCGGCGCGGGCCAGATCAACGCATCCGGCGGCAAGGTGCCTGCGACCCTGGCGTCTGGCGACGTGACCGGCAACGTGCCCGCCGACGTGAAGGCGATAGCAGACAACGCCGTCTCTGCCGACGCCGTGGCCGCTGGCGCAGTGACGAAACTGCAAAGCGGGCTCGCGCTCGACTCCACCGTGGCCAAGGACGCGACCGTGGCGAAGGACGCGACCGTGGCCAAGGCAGCGACCGTCGGCAGTCCGCTCCAGGCCGGAGACTACACGACGCCGCCCACCAAGGAGGCTGTCGCCGGTCAGGTGCGCACAGAGCTCGGGACAGAGCTCGGGCGCATTGACGCGGCTGTCTCCACTCGCCTTGCGGCAGCGTCATACAGCGCCGCGCCGAGTGCCGCCGACGTGGCCGACGCGGTGTGGGATGAAGCGATCGCAGCGCACGACGACGATGGTTCGACCGGCGAAGCTCTCGCCGCGGCAGCCACCGGCGGCGACCCGTGGGCCACGGAAATACCCGGTTCTTATGGGGCCAACACGGCCGGCAAGATCGTGGGTGACAACTTGAACGCGACCGTGGCAAGCCGACTGGCCGCGGCTTCCTACAGCGCGCCGCCCAGCGCCGGAAGCGTCGCCGATGCCGTCTGGGACGAGGCGCTCTCCGGTCACACCGACGACGGCAGCGCCGGCAAGACGCTCGCCGCAGCGGGATCGGCAGGCGACCCATGGGCGACGGCAGTGCCGGGCAGCTACGCCTCCGGCTCCGCCGGGCAGATCCTCGGTGACTGCCTCGACGCCGCCGTCTCCAGCCGTCTGGCAGCCGACAGCTACGACAGCCCGCCGTCGGCCGAAGACAACGCCGAGGCGGTGTGGGAGTACGAGACCCGCGAGCTGACCAGCGCCGGAGCCGGCGGCGCGACTGCCAAAGAGGTCTGGGAGTACGAGACGCGCGGCCTGACCGACAAGACCGGGTTCTCGCTCGCCGGCGGGCATGGGCTCGCACTCGATTCAACAGTCGCCAAGGATGCGACGGTCGCGAAGGACGCCACCGTGGCCAAAGATGCCACGGTCGCCAAGGCGGCCACGGTCGGGACTCCGCTGCAGGCCGACAGCTACACCGCGCCGCCCTCCACAGGCGACATCGCCACTGCTGTCTGGGGTGCGGGCACGCGCACGCTGAGCAGCTTCGGCACCCTCGTCTCGGACGTCGCGACGGCGGTCTGGGGCGCGGCGGTGCGCACGCTGAGCGCGTTCGCCTTCACGCCGACGCCGTCGAACGCGGACGACGTGACCGCCATTAAGGAGCGCACCGACAGGCTGCCCGACGTGCCTGCGGCGAAGGGCGACGTGCCCGCCGCGGCGGACATCGCCACGGCAGTCTGGTCGGCGAGCGTGCGCACGCTCAGTGCCTTCGGCTTCGGCAATGATGTCGCCAGCGCGCTTCGCACCGAGTTGGCGACCGAGCTGGGACGCATCGACGCCGCCATATCGAGCCGCCTCGCCGCCGCATCGTACACGCCGCCGCCCTCGATCGACGGTCTTGCCACCGAGGCCAACGCGACCGCCAACAAGCAGGCGATCATCGAGGCACTGGGTGGGATCGAGATCGACGTCGGCGACGTCACGGCGCAGGTCGACCTGAAGCCGATCACCGACGCGCTCGCGCCGATCAGCGCCGAGCTGGCCCGTCTCGGAGCCGGTCCGATCACGGTCGTCAGCCCGGTCAGTGAGTCCGGCAGCGTCACGCTCCAGGCCGGCGACGACTACCGGGCCGAGGACGGCCGTGCCGTGCGGTTCGCGGTCTCGGACGAGGAGCACAAGCTCGAGCTCGATGACAAGGACGCCATGGTGCGCTTCAAGACCACCCAGGCGACCTGGACGGCGAGCGACGTCGAACAGACGCCGGACGGCTACACGGTCTCGTTCGAGCCGACGCGCATCCAGACGGCG